GCCTCAGCTACATCATAAACACTTCTAGGTCTCTGCTGAAAACCAGCTACTCTTCCCATACTTATATATCTGTAACCATCTCCATCACAAGCATCACACTTAGAATAATTTTTATATGGGCTACCATCTTTTTTTATTTTCTTTATAACACCTTTGCCTTTGCATGTCATACATTGTTCTGCATTTGTCTTATAAATTTTTTCTACATTTTCAGATACTAAATTTCTAAATTGTAATCTAGAAAAATTTGGTCGTCTTTTACTTTTACGGGTAGCTTTATCAATACCAACATTGAATATTTTAGCCCAATGTTTTTTATCCTTAGGTTTAACACTATATATTAACCAAGATAATTGTTCAGGACTAGATAAGTTAATTTTAGTATCACCCATTTGTTTATTAACTATCTTATCTATCTTTTGTTTTAGATATGCAAACTCTGCACGATATTCTCTTTCTACTTTAGATAAGTCTTCTAAATTTATATTAATACCATTTCTTTCCATATCAGATAAGACAATTAAAAATTCATTCATCATCTTTGCTGTCATCAATAAATGTTTATTCTTAGGTAATCTAAAGTCTAACATCTGTGAATCAAATAATTTTTTTGTTATATCAACATCTATTCTACCATATTCTTCAACAACATCAGCAGGTATATTCTGAAAAGGTATACCCCTATCTGTAAATTCTTTTATACGATTATCTTTAGATCCTATTCTTCTTCTTCTACAAGACATTTCTAATGTTAAACTTTTTCTTATACCTCTATTAAGTATATACTCCCCCAACATAGTATCATATACTCTGCCAGAGTATTTAAATCCTGCCTCTAACAACCACATTAAATCAAACTTTATATTATGTCCAACTAGTAAAGTTGTTTTATCTAAAGTAGATTGTATCTTATCATAACAACCTTTATCTATTCTTTCAGAATGATTAGTAAAATAATACTCATCATTTATTCCAACACTTACTAGTATATTATCAGGATGAAAAGGTGATGGATCATAACCACCTGTCTCAGTAACTTGCCAAGATGTCTCTACGTCTACTACACTAATCATACTTCATACCTACTTATACTTCTTCTGATTGTACAAGATGGCTCACCATGATATCCATTTATTTTATTTTTACTTATACATAAAGTTCTTATTTTATTTTCTGTGTCAGAGTTTGAGTTTCTACCTATACCTATTATAATATCTGCCTCTGCAGCTTTACCTGTTTTAGAATTTTCCATCATATCAAATGATATACTATTTCTATTATGTGCATCTGCTGATGCTTGTGATATAGCAATCACAGCACAATCTCTTCTCTTTGCTATCTCTCTTACACTTGTGTATATCTGTCTTAACTTTTCATCTGTTCTTGCATATGTCCCTACCACGTTTATTTTATCTAGCTGGTCAATAACTATTATATCAGGTTTATGTTTTTCACAATGTGCATCTATGTCCTCCATAGACCAATCAACAGTATCAAACATAGATATATTATCTTTTATCTCACTCCAAGAATTTTGTGCAATATCCTTATCTTCAATTATCTCTTCTCTAGTCATTCCAGTATGACAAGATATAGCTCTCATCTGTGTTCTTATTGCAGGTTCTTCATTTATAAATGCATGAACCTTTGCACCTTGTTCAGCAAAACCTTCAGGTCCTGCACATAGGCTAACCCAAAATGCTGTCTTGCCTGTCTCAGGTCTAGCAAATGCAATCATGAGATTGCCACCACCAATACCACCTACATTTTGTTTTAATACAGGTATGTTAAATTTCCATTTAGTAGTTACATCAAGTAATCCTAAAACTTCTTTCACATTATTAGTAACTGCAGGTGTTTTTTCCTCATCACCTTGTTTATGATTTTCTATCATACTTGTTATCTCAGTAAAGTTTGCATCTTTACCATTAAATATTTCTGTAGCCTCTACTGCAATTCTTTGTGCTAAGTCTCTATCAGATAATATACGCATTATATCTTTTGCTATTTCTTTACTAGGTTCTTGTATTTCTTTTATATCTTCTACTAACTCACTAAACTTTTCTTTCGCAGCACGAGTTAATGCAGGATTAAATATAGCAGTATGTAAAGAATATAATTCATCAACACTTATATCATCTGAATATTTTGCATGTGCTTTTTGTATCGTATCAAACAAAGAACTTATATCTCCTGTAAATATAGTTGGTGATATTGTACCTTTGTATTTTGTATAGAATGCTTTATTAAGCATTAGTCTAAGCATTTGTTTTTCTATCATAAAATATCTCCTCTATTTGTTGTGTATTATAATATTTTAAATCATCTTCTAGTGGTTTAACTATTACATTATCAAACCCTGAAGATCTCAAGTCTTTTGCCATATCATATGCTTTTGTTGTAGCATCTCGGTCTAGGCATATATATAAATTTTTATATGGTGTCAAATGTTTCTTGTGTTCTTCTTTTAGTTTTGTACCCATAATAGATATACCAGTTAATACATTTGATACTGCACAAGCAGAAGGACAATCTTCTACAATAACAGCATCATCACATTCTCCACATTTAAAAGGAACATTTTTATTACCATACATAAACCATTTAGGATATACATTTTTATTTAAGCCTCTGCCTACTGCACCAACAATTTTATCTGTATGTCTATCTCTAATTAAAAAAACAACTCTATCTTGTTTAACATCATATTTAATATCTGCTCTACCCCAAGACCAAGCCTCCCAACAATTATTTTTATGTAAATACATTTGTGCATTTTTATTGCTTGATACTATATTAAAACTATCATGTAAAATAAATTCTTGTGAAATGTCTTTGTCTATCTTTTTAAAAGTATTACTTACATATTGCATATTTTTTTCTCCATCATGTTTACCTTTTGCCTTACAAGTAGAATGAAAACAATACCAATTAATGCTATTGTTTTGAGTGTCTACTGATAGTGTATTTTTATTTTTACAAAATGGACAATCTAATCTTATCTGTGTATCAGGTGGAATAAATAATCCTTGAACTACTGCTAATTGTTGTTTATAATTCAAGCTATTTCCTCATATGTAACTCTTACTTTGTTTCTATCATAGAAAGATTCTTTTTGAAAGTTAAAACTTTTTGGTGATGCTACACATAAATGTATTACTTCATCATTTATTCTATCTGCATCTACTTCTCCTACTAAAGATAATATCACACTACCTTCATAACCGTGTCCAAATACTCTTATCTTATATTTTTTTGATTGTTCCATTATTTTCTCCTTATCATATTTTTGTTTATTTGTCAAGTGACTTAATGTATTTTCTTAATTCTTTATCCTGTACATTATCAGGTATATTATTTTTATAAAATATCTCATAGCTGTCACTACCATATTTACCTATACCAAATAATTTTGTAGCATCGTTTCCATCCCAGTTAAGATAATCTTGAGACATTCTATATATTCTATGTGCTCTTACATTTTTCATACCTATATCTTTTAACATTTCTGCTATAGTTTCTCTATCTGAGTTTAATAAATGCCTTGCCGTAGGAAACTTTTCAAAGAAAGCTGGTAATAATTTTTTAACTTTTTTTCTTCCTGTTTGATTTAAACAGATGACACCAACCATGTGTTGCCAATCATTAGCCACTTGTTGTTGTACCATTAAATCATCTCTCATCTTCTAGTCCTTCAATATAATCAATCAAATTTTTTAATGATTGCTCTATATCTTTTGACATAAACTTTTGATAATCATTTATTATCTCTCTTATCTCTAGTATTATCTTTTGTTTCATCTGCTAACTCCATTTGTTAAGATTTGTTTTACTATTGTTGTAAAAGGATTTATATCTTTTTTATTAGCTGTACAAGATGTAAGCAATAATAATATAATTATTACTCTAATCATTCATCCTCCTTCTGATTATAAAATCTTACACTTATCCAAATACCATTTTCAGTACAGCTTTGTATTTCCCATTTATGTGTAGGACATTCTTCTAACCATTCTTTTATTTCTTCATCATGTATATCATCCATATTAATGTTCCTTATAGCTTACTTGTTTAACTTCTCG